CGGTGAGGCAACCTTTAACAACCCGACCTCATTTACACACAACGTCACTGTTGGTGATGCCAACACTGACACATTGACAGTCAACAGCGTTGCTACCTTTACTGACAACGCTACTGTTAATGGTGACTTTACAGTTGACGGTAACACCGTACTGGAAGGCAACCTGACTGTTAATGGTTCTACAACAACTATTAACTCCACAACTCAGACTCTGGACGATCCCGTCTTTACTCTGGGTGGCGATACTGCTCCTTCTCAAGCAGATGCTAAGGACAGAGGTATCGAGTTCAGATATTATTCTGGCAGCGCAAAGATTGGTTTCTTTGGTTGGGATAATTCTGCCTCAAGATTTGCTCTTTATCATAACGCAACAAATTCAAGTGAAGCATTCTCAGGAACAAGATCAGGTATCGACGCAGGTTCAATCAAACTATTCGATACAACCAACTCAACTAATTCTTCTTCTGGTGCTCTTATCGTTGGCGGCGGTGCTGGCATCGGTATGGATCTTTATGTGGGCGATGACCTCTCAGTTGCAGATGATGCAGCAATCGGTGGCAACCTTGATGTAACTGGTGACTTTGATCTTACTGATGATTTCAGAATCAACAGCAATAAGTTTACTGTTGCTGCTTCGTCTGGTAACACTCTTGTTGCAGGTACGTTCACATCTGCTGGACAAGCAACCCTCCAGCAAGGACTCGCTGTAAGCAGCAATACAACTGTCGGTGGCACTTTGGGTGTAACCGCTGCTACAACGCTTTCTAGCACCCTTGCAGTGACCTCTAACACAACAGTTGGTGGCACATTTGATGTCAGTGGCGCATCTAACGTCAATAACACCCTGGGCGTTACTGGAATCACCACTATTACTAACGCATCTGCTGCAACCACAACTGGTTCTTACAGTGGCGACGGTGCTCTTAGAGTTACTGGTGGTGCATCTATCGGTGGCAATCTTGTTGCTCAAGGTAATGTTCGCGTTTATGGAAACTCCGTCTTTGATGGTACTGTCAACTATGCAGGCATTCAGACATACACCGAGAAAGCACGTTTTAGTAATTCAAGCGATGCAACTAGCGCAACCAACAATGGTGCTTCTATCTTCACCTCTGGTGGTCTTGCAGTAACCAAGAAAGCATTCATCGGTGATGACCTCAACGTTGGTGCTGGTAACTTCACTGTTGATGGACCTACTGGTAACAGCACTGTTGCAGGTACCTTGGGTGTCACTGGTGCAACAACTCTGACATCTCTGGCAGCATCTGGTGTTGCGGATCTCCAGTCTACTTTGACTCTTGGTGGTAACTTCTCCATCAATACTAACAAGTTTGTCGTTGCATCTTCAACTGGTAACACAGATATTGCTGGTGCTCTTGACGTTACTGGAACAACCGAACTTGGCGTTCTCAACGCTGATAACAATGTTGACTTTAGCGGTACTTCGATTGCTATTAGCAACTCGAACTCTACCACTAACGTTAGCGGTATTATGCGTATCCTGAAGTCTTCTGACTCTACTGGATACAACAACACTTCTGCTGCGTTCTACACTGCTGGTGGTGCATCCATCTCCAAGAGACTGAACGTTGGCGGCAACTTTATGGTTGGAGGCAGCGGTGGTGTTAAGACCACAATCACTGCAACCAACGGTAACATCAGCACCGACGGTACTCTGAACGTTGCACAAGCAACAACTATCGGTGGCACTCTGGGTGTTACTGGTCAAATCACTGGTAACGTGACTGGTGATGTGACAGGTACTGCAACTAATGCAGACAACATTGATATTACAAATACGAACAACAACACCACCTTCTATCCGATGTTTGCTGCTGCAAACACTGGTCACACTGGTGCGTTTGTTGACTCTCAGAACCTCACTTACAACCCGTACTCTAACACCTTGAGTGTTACGAACTTCGTCTCCACGACGAACTTTGAGGTTCAGGGTAACTTGAACGTTACTGGAACCATTACCTTCTTCCAGTCTCAGGTTGGTTCTATCGCTAACCACGATACCGATGCTCTGACTGAAGGATCCACCAACCTCTACTTCACTGATGAGAGAGTTGATGATCGTGTTGCTTCACTGATCAGTGGCGGCACAGGTATTTCGGCAACGTATGATGACGCAGGTAACCTGCTGACTCTGAGTGCAGTTCCTGCAGACATCAATACAGACAACCTTACAGAAGGTTCTACGAACATCTTCTATACTGAGGCACGCTTTGACGCAAGTCTCGCAGGTAAGTCTACAAGCGATCTTACTGAAGGAACAAATCTGTACTATACAGATACTCGTGCTGACGCAAGAGTTGATGCAGGATTTGTTGCTAAGTCTACTAGCGACCTGTCTGAAGGCACCAATCTATACTACACAGACGCTCGCGCTGATGCACGTATTGCTGCAGCAACTACAACCGATCTGTCAGAAGGCACAAACCTCTATTACACAGACGCACGTGCCGATGCTCGCATCGCTGCTGCTGATACTGATGCTCTGAGTGAGGGTGCAACCAACCTTTACTTTACCAATGCACGTGCTCAAGCAGCAGTCAGTGCATCTGATGTTGGTTTGGGTAATGTTGACGACACTTCTGACGCTAACAAGCCCATTAGCACTGCTACACAGACTGCTCTGGATGATAAGGCAGATCTGGCATCACCTTCTCTTACAGGTACGCCCACTGCTCCTACCGCTTCTCAGTCCGATGATTCGACTCAGATCGCTACTACAGCATTCGTTCAATCTAACCTGACTGCATCACTTCTCCGTTCTGCTCTGGGTATTCCCGAGTATGCAAACAACGGTGGTGCGAACTCTGGTGGTCTTTCTTCTGGTGATGTTTACTTCAACACAACCACCAACACCTACACCACGGTATCCTGATAACCAATGGCTAATCCAACAAGTAAAGCAGAACTCAAGGAGTATGCGCTCCGTAGATTGGGTAAACCAGTCTTGGAAGTTAATGTATCTGATGACCAAGTTGATGATGCTCTCGATTACACTATCGAGATGTTCCAAGAGTTCCACTACAGTGGTAGTGAAAAAGTTTTCCTGAAGCACCAATTCTCTCAGGCAGAGATTGATGCGTTTAGGACAAATACTACTGAGACTGTTGGTAGCAATGAGTTCTTTACACAGAACAATTATATTACAGTTCCCGACCACGTAACTTCTGTCAACGGCATCTTTTCTTTCCAAGATAAAGGTACTCAGAATATGTTCGACATTCGTTACCAGTTGAGACTGAATGATCTGTTTGATTTCACATCAACGCAGTTCTATCACTATTTTATGATTCAATCTCACTTGGAGACTATCAACTTCCTGCTGGAAGGTATGAAACCTACAAGATATAACCAAGTCAACAATCGTCTTTACATTGATATGGATGTTTTATCCGACATCCGTGAAGATGAATATATCATTATCGATTGTGTTCGTGCACTTGATCCTGCCAACTGGTCCAAAATCTACGGGACGATGTGGGTCAAAGATTATGCAACTGCACTGATCAAAAAGTATTGGGGTACTAACCTGACGAAGTTTCAAAACGTGCAACTTCCTGGTGGTGTCACCCTCAATGGCGAGAAGATCTACAGTGATGCTGTTGAAGAACTGCAAGCACTGGAAGAGAAACTTCGCGCTACATACGAAATGCCACCCCTAGATATGATCGGATAAGATGCCTACTAATTCCTATTTCACTCAAGGTACAACTGGCGAGCAACAGCTCGTGGAGGATCTTGTCGTCGAACAAATTAAGATGTTCGGGACAGACGTTTATTATATCCCCAGAACTTTGGTGGGTGAGGATCAAGTATTTGGCGAAGATGCTCTGTCGTCTTTTGACTCAGCATATCAAATTGAAGCATATCTAGAAAACGTTCAGGGATTTGGTGGAGATGGAGATCTCTTTTCCAAGTTCGGTGTTCGTATTTCAGACCAGGTAAACTTCATCATTGCACGTAAGAGATTCCAAGATCTCGTTGATGATAATACAACCCTGGTTGTAGAGGGAAGACCTAATGAAGGTGACCTTATATACTTCCCGTTGGCAGGTAAGTTGTTCCAGATCCAATACGTTGAGCACGAACAACCTTTCTACCAGCTAAACAAGATTCACGTCTGGGGTCTCAAGTGTGAGCTGTACGAGTACAGCGGAGAAGATCTCGACACTGGCGTCGAAGAAATCGATGTTATCGAACGCAATCTCGACCAAACCATTACCATCAACTTTGCTGCTGGTGGTACTGGAACATTTACAGTTGGTGAGACTGTTGTTGGTGGTACATCCAACGTTCAAGCAGAAGTTAAGTCTTGGAATGATACAGATAGACAGCTGCAGGTTTACAACAGAACAGGCATCTTTACTATTCCTGAGACCCTCACGGGTCAAACTTCTGGTGCTGCCTGGACCACTAGCAGTTACAATACTCTAAATAATACAAATTCGGAATACGATCAGAATCAATTATTTGAGACTGAGGCAGATTCCATTATTGACTTTACGCAATCCAATCCCTTCGGTGAAATCGGAGGCGCTAACTAATGCTAGGTACATACTCTTACAATGAAATCTTTAGAAAGACTGTAGTTTCTTTCGGCACACTCTTCAATAACATTGAGATCAAACGAACAAGTGGATCCAAGACTGAAGTTATGAAGGTGCCTTTGGCATATGGTCCTAAAGAAAAATTCCTTGCTCGTTTGAGACAGGTTGGTGATCTGACAACCAAAGATGCTATTCAGATTACCTTACCTAGAATCTCGTTTGAGATCTCTGGATTCTCCTACGATACAACCAGAAAAGTTTCACCCACACAGGTGATCCGTGCCGTACAGTCGGACGGTAAAACTAAGAAATCCTTTATGCCAGTTCCATACAATGTAGATTTTGAACTGTCAATTATGTCGAAGAACCAGGATGATGGTCTACAAATTCTGGAGCAGATTCTTCCGTTCTTCCAACCATTCTTCAATATCACGATTAACCTAGTTCCTGAACTTGGAGAAGCAAAGGATTTCCCAGTGTCTCTCAATTCAGTATCTTATGAAGATGATTATGAGGGAGACTATACAACACGTAGAACTCTGATCTACACACTGTCGTTTACTGCTAAGACTTATCTGTACGGTCCTGTTACCGATACGACCGATAAGCTTATCAAGAAGGCAATCGTTGATACTTCGTTGGATTCTAAGAGGACTGCACCTCGTGAACAACGTTATACCGTCACGCCTGATCCTATCACGGCAGACCCAGACGACAACTTTGGTTTTAATGAACTATTCAGTGAATTTACAGATGGACTCTCAAGAAACCCAGTCACAGGAAACGACGAGTAAGTTTCAAAAGTACGAGGGTATTGAAGATGCTCTTGACGTTGAAACAACAATCGTACCAGCAGAGAAAAAAACTGCTGAGATAGTTCCTGCTGCAACAACAGAACAAGTTTCAAAAGACTACGAGTATACTCGTGGCAACTTATACTCTTTGATCGAAAAGGGTCAAGAGGCAGTTGACGGTATTCTTGAGTTAGCACAAGAGTCCGATTCTCCTAGAGCATATGAAGTCGCTGGCAATATGATTAAAAATATTGCTGACACTACGGACAAACTTATCGACCTGCAGAAAAAGATGCAGGAACTGGAAGAAGGTCCACAAGGTAAGGCAGCACAGAGTGTCACCAACAACACTATGTTCGTTGGTAGCACAGCAGAACTTGCCAAGTTTCTGAAACAACAGAAACAAAATGATAAATAGTACACACCACCCTGTAATCAGAAATGGATAGAGTAAGAGTAATGGCTGCTGAGGTGACTCTCAGTAGTGCAGTTAACCTGAGCAAAGCAACTGCTGTACGTGTTGTGAATGACACGAACGCTACTATTGTTTTGACTATTGATGACGCTGCTGTTGTTAGCGCCCGTGGTGATAGCACCAAGTATGTTCCACTGGGTTCGCGTACTGTCAGCATCGAAGCAGGTGGTGTTATGTATCTTGAGAAAGATGCACTCGAAACTATCGATGGTAATGGTCTCAAGTGTACTAAAGTTGCTCGTCAGTGATGGAGAATCAACCAGAACAACAGCAACAAAAAGGTGGTGCTGCTAGTCAAGTTAAGAAGCAAAAGCAGATGCTTGATCGTAGGCAACTGATGCTCAACTTGAGAAGATTACAACTACAAAGAAAGACTGTCCAAAGAGGAGGTAGCACGGATATGATGATGCAAACTCAATCTTACTTGATGCCGTTCGGAACCTTCATTGCTGAGGGTGGTCTCGCACGTGCAATGGATAAAGCAAAGAAAAAAGATACTGGACACATTTCTGCTGACCGTGGTTCTGACGAGAAGAAGAACCGTGAGAAGCGTAAGGGTCTTGAGAAAGATCTTAAGAAGCACGGTATCGGACACAAGAAAGGCGTCGGTGAATATAAGTATGCCGACGGTAAAACTGGTCGTGAGGTTTCATATCACACGTCCAAACCTGATAAGATGTCGAGACGCCGCTTTGGTAAAGTGATGCGTCGTCTGGGTAGGAAGCACGGTCAAGAATCCGTGATTACCAAAAAGCCTGGAAAAGATGCTAAACTACATTATACCGAGAAAGGAAGTAAGGCTAAGTCTGATTCCATCGGTAAGGCGAAAGGCGGAAAACATCCTGAAG